AAACCCTCGTAGGAATTTGACTCCTTCGAGATATAAATGACAATAGCCGCAACCACCGCCACAAACGCGGCCCCTAGCAATATATTCTCTGACATTTTAAGACTCCTCACAGTTGATTGTTTCATGTTTATTCTTCGCCACAGCCCACGCATTAACCTTCTCTCTACTTCCCCAAGCCTCCATCGGTAAGTTCTCCTCAAAGTACGCGATGATATTGGGGATCAAGGGAAGGTTTTGACTATCGGCACGGGCGAACGCTTGGCGCATATCGTTTTCCAAGCAAGCGGTTAGAAAAGAGCCCGGCAAAATGCCAAGCTCTAAATAACGGGTAAGACCACCTTGAAGACTCGCGGGCATCCTTGCAATAGGCATTTAACCCTCGATCCTTTTCTCTAAACAGTCGTCCATGATGCGCTCAAGCCAAGACTGCTGCTTGGGGCTCAAGGACTTCAAATCCGCGTACCATTTGTCAGTTAGAAATTTCTCGCACGACTCCCAGTAGTCACCATCGAAATTCTCGTTGATGAACTGGGGATCAATCTGCTCCTCGCAAAACCACTCTCCGACCTTCATGGCTACACCCGCACCAGGGCAGCAACGAAGCCCTTGATACTGTCGTGCCAGCACTGGGGAAAGTAGTCAGTCATTGAATCCGACTCCAAGCCATTCCAGCAGGTAGAGATGCAAACCGCTTGCTCACCTTGCGCGAAAAATTCACCATATTTTTTAACGCCCTGAACCTTGAACCCGTGACCGCTGGGCTCGATGGTCAGGCCAGCTTTTTTGATCGCATTTTGTAGACGCTTTAGATTTGCCATTTTGTTTCCTCGCAGGAAAAATTGTTTAACTTGAAACGAAGTTAAATCCTTGCTTGCATCTTTGCAAGCACTACTTTTTCTTTCGACGCTGTGCGCGGCTGGCCCAATGAAGTAGCCCTGTTTTCGGGTCTTTTACAATAGGATAGGGCACATTGTGGCCATGGCTTTCACAGCGCATTTTCTGGTAATCGGCGAAGCGGTCAAGGCGCTTGGAGTTCTCTTTTTCAATCTCGGAATCCGCGGTCAATTTCTCCGTGTACGTCTTTTCTTTTTCCAAATCTTCCTCCTAAGAATTTCGCAACTATCGCAATCAATGGAATCCACCGATGCCACGGCTTCACAACCTTGGGAGCCGGAGGCAGGGGCGGGGGAAACTGAACCTCACTCACCAGGCCCCAAGACCCCGTGCTTGCGGAGACGCTCCATCAAGGATGCTTTCAAATTCTCAAACGCTTCGTCTATATGGTGGCGCTTTAGCTTTCCAACAAACCGGGAAGGGATCGGAACGCAAAACTGCGCGATCTCGCCAGCCTTGTCGTTCCGGTTGTTGGGATTCTTTGAGAAGGGATCTCCATGCACAACTAGCGTGGCTGCCACATGAATCTGTAGCTCTGGAGCAATCTTAGAGGTGTCTAGTTTTGAACTATGGATTAGTTCCGTGGTGGGCGTTTTCATGTAACTCCGTAACTGTTAAAACAAAATGCTACGGACTGTGCTTGCAAGACGCAAGAAAAAATCCCCCCACCGCTGCGAGACAGTGGGGGGCATAGCGTCAACAGAAGGCTTCAATGGAAAGTCACTATAACTACGGCGGAAGTATTGTGCAAAATAAAAATGGACTTGCCAGCTTTGCAAAAAATACCCTACCCTCCACAAACAGCGTTACTGCGAAAAGTTAACAGTTAAACAACAGGAGTTACTGCGATGATTCAAATTATCGGCCTACGCCCATTCATAGCCAAAGACGGCAAAGAGAAAAAGAAACACGAACTATTCACAGAGATTGAGTCGGTCCCGTGGCTCTTTAAAAATCTCGATTTCGTAATAGATAGGATACCCAAGGACGAACGCTGGAACGTCTACTTCACGGCGCTTGATTGCTTGGACCCGCGCACAGTGGGGGGCCAGCTAAGGCGCTTTAAGTCGCAAGAAATCTTCCCCTTCGACATCGACGGCATCGACCAAAGCAAAAACCAACTCTATATAGACGCCTTCTTTAAGGTGACAGCGTTTGACCCCACCAAGACCGTTGTCATCTGCTCCGGCAATGGCCTTCAATTCTTCGCCCAGTTCGACCAGCCTTTCACCTCTGCCGACTACTTCGACCAAAAACGACTCCAGTACAAAGCAATCTGCGAGCGCGTAGACAAAGAGCTTGCAGAACTCAAGATCCCTGGCCGCGCCGATCCATCCGTTTGGACCCCGGCCCGCATCATGCGGCTCCCGAACACCATCAACAAGAAACCCGGCAAAGCCGACAAGCAAGCCTTCCTAATATCTGGCCAACTAGAGCCCCAAAGCATCGACTGGGGCAAATTGGCCGGGGTCGCGGAGATCGCAGAAGATGAACACGTTGCATGGGACGACACCAGAGCCCCAAAGCTCGACTCCAAAGAAATGCTCAAAGGCTGCAACTTCCTAAAAGCCACCATAGAAAACCCCATAGAAATCCGCGAACCGCATTTTTATGCAGCGTTGAGCATAATCGGACGCATGGAAAATGGCCGGCAACGGGCGCACTCGCTCCACGAAGCAATCAAAGACTCAGGAAGTGATTCCACAGTCATTGGGTACAGCTCCCAAGACGTTGAGAAGAAAGTGGACCAGGCACTTCAATCAAGCGGCCCCAGGACTTGCAAAAGCATCAACGCGATCTGGGGCAAATGCTCCAAGTGCCCAAACTTTGGCAAAATCGTCTCCCCGGTGTCTTTGAAAGGGGAGGAACACATTGCCACGGCGGGGACTGGTTTTCACTCCACCAACAAAAAAGGCGAGCTGAAACCAAGCTACAGTGATTTGCTAAAGTTCTTTGACCAAAAGCACCCGCACAAATCGCTAGATCAAAACGGGTTGCCATTTATTTTTACAGGCACACACTTTGAGGCCATATCCAAAACCGCAATCCTAAACTTTGCAGAACAGCACTTTGTGCCAAAACCCACTTCCGCGATGTGTGAAGAATTTTGTAAGAAAGTGATGCGAACAAACATTGTGCCCATCACTTTCTTTACCGATGGCATCAACGGACACATGAACTTTCTAAATGGAGTCCTAAACCTAAAAACCAAAGAGCTGCTGCCGCATGGACCGCACTGGGGCTTTAGGAACTGCTTGCCCTATGCTTATGACCCCGCAGCCAAGGCCCCGCGCTTCGAGCAATTCCTTGACGAAATCACAGATGACGACAAAGAACTGCGCGCAATCCTCGAAGAGTTCGGAGGCTACGCGCTAAGTGGTGACGAGTATTGGATTCATAAAACTCTGTTCCTTCTTGGAGATGGAGCAAACGGAAAGTCAATTTTTATTAGCTCACTCAAAGAAGTTGCTGGTCGCGGCAACTATGCAACCGTTTCACTCAAAGACTTATCTAATGAGAACAACCGCCAACTTCTAGAGGGGAAGCTATTCAATATCGCACCAGAGCTTTCAAAAGACTCCCTGCGGGACACAGAAAAATTTAAGTACCTGAGCGACGGCTCCGAGATCACCGTCAAGCTAATGTGGAACCAGCCCTATCAAATCAAGAACAGAGCAAAGATGATCTATGCCTGTAACGACATCCCGGAAACAGATGACCCGGGATTCGCCTTCATGCGCCGCTTGGTCATTGTCCCCTTTAACCGTACTTTTGAAGGCGTGGATGCAGATGATTTTATCATGGACAAACTGATCCCGGAGCTGCCGGGGATTGTGAACATATTTATCAAAGGATATGACCGGCTGCTGGCCCAAAGACGATTCACCAAATCTTCGCGCGAAGCAGAGGATAAAACTTGGTACACGCTTGAAATCAACCCGGTGAAAGAAATGCTCTCACAAACGCCCACCATCCAAGTGCATCCGTTGAATGGAAAGTGCCACTTTGCCTCAAATATTGACCTAAAACGGCAGTTCGACAACTGGGCGCTAAATACGGGCCAGCTTCGAGAACATGAACGCATGACCATGACAAAGTTCTCAAGGCTCCTGCAAAAAGCGATTCCACAGGGAAGGTTGCGGCGCGGCACAACCAAGATTGAGGGCAAAGATTTCAGAGGATATTGGGACATAAAAATAGAGGGTGGAGCAGATTATGACGCATGAGCAAACGAAGTGTCTCCGAAGTGTCGCTAATGTGTCGCGCGACACATTTTATTTGGTATGCTGCGTTAGAAAGTCGACACATGAAGTGCCGCGAGACACTTTGTGCGCGGTGCGAAATGTCGCGTAAATTCATTAATGATTTCCATAACATGATGCGTTTAGCGACACTTAGCTACACTTTTATATATAATATTAAATATATATGGAAACAGGGGAATGACACAGCGCCCGGATACAGGTGGTGGGGTATTTGACTCCATTATACGGCTTAGAGATTCCGGGGAAAAAAGTGTCGCAAGTGTCGCGAGCTTAAAAATAACGAAAATAACAAGGAGCATAAAATGCTAAAATTACGCGCAGCAGTATTGAAAGAAATTGAAGGGTTTCCGATTTTCAAATGTGAAGAAGTGAACGAGGGGAGAATGAGGTTTTGGTGCCCGTTTTGCCGCGATTTTCACAATCACGGGAATACCCAGGAGATTGGGCATAGAACATCGCACTGTACTTCTGACTTGGGTCGGGCTGCAATGCCCAAAGGATATTTTGTTTGTCGCGGGTGACATGGCACAATGATTTAAGAATAGATAACGGGGAGTTATTAGTTATGGAAACAAAAAATGTGAAGTTCGTGGCCTTCCTGCGGATGCAGGGCATCCACTCGGATAAGGTGGAAAAGTACGCTAGGGGCAAAGCCAAGTATTGCTTCACCACAATGTCAGAGGAAACGTGGGAACAGCACAAAAAAGAGTTCGACCGTTCTCCATTCCTCACCTACGCACAAAACTTGGATTCAGTGATAGACCTGGCGTACTAGATGGCCTTGAACGATAAACAAGAAAAGTTTTGTAGAGAGTATGCAAAGCACGGCAACGCGGCCAAAGCGTATGCCACTGCATATCCAGAAGCATCGGCAAAGTCTGCTAATGCAAACGCTGGACGCATGATGGCAAATGATAATGTTTTAGAAAAGATTCGGCAGCTACGCGCAGAGGCCACGGCTGATTCAAAAATAACCAGGCAGAAGATCGCCAAAGAGCTTGCAGAGATGGGGTTTACTTCGGTTGACCTCGGCAATCTCAAGCACGGTGACAAATTAAAAGCCTTAGAGTTACTCGCAAAGATGTTGGGGTTCTTAGATGGAAGAGTCAGCGAAGACGATGATACAGGGGATGTCGAGGATTCACTTCAACGCCATGCTAGAGAGGTTATGGGCAAGCTCGTCGGCGGGAAAGTCGAGCAAGAGTGAATTTCACAAGGCCATTTATTACAGGTGCGAAACAGACTTTGAGCTTTTTTGCAGTTTGTTCTTTGGTCATTATACCAAATATGATTTCAACCGCTTTCATCGGGATTGTTTCGAGGACTACAGAACGCATCAAGTGGCGCTTAGACTTGTGGACTGTGCCCCTCGTGGTTATGCGAAATCAGCGATTAAGGCACTACTCAAACCCCTACATGACATCGCCTATGGACTTCAGAAGTACACGATTTTTATTTCAGCCACCAAAGACCAAGCTGCACAAAAACTTAAAGACATTCGGCGTGAGATACTTACTAACGATTTTTTCCTTGCTGTGTACGGAATACGGTTTCCTTCTAGGCAAGTGGGCGCAGAGACTTTTGAAGCAGTCAAAGGGGATACTAGGTGCTTACTTCAGGCTGTGGGCAAAGGGACTGAAGTTCGAGGGATACGCTATGGTGAACACCGACCAACTAAAATTATACTCGATGACGTTGAGGATTCCGAGGAAGTACATAACGAGGACATCCGAACAAAGGACCACGATTGGCTCCAAGAGGTTGTCGCCAACTTGGGATCGAATGACACGTCAATTGAGATAGTTGGGACAATCCTGCACCGGGATTCACTCTTGATGAAGCTCTCGAAGAATCCGGCCTATAGGTTTCGTGTGTATAAAGCTGTGGAGTCCTGGTCAGACCGGCAAGACCTTTGGGAAGAATGGAAGATAATTTATAACAACATTGAAGACCTGGATCGGGACTCAAAAGCCCTGGCCTTTTACCAAGCCAACGAAAAAGAGATGCTCAAGGGGACCAAGGTTCTATGGCCTGAGAAGGAGCCCTATTACCTTTTGATGAAGCAGCTAGAGGAGCGCGGGAAGCGGGCCTTTATGAAGGAAAAGCAGAACGCCCCTTTACCTTCTGATGAGGCGCTATTTGATACCGTCCACTGGTACTATGAAGACCCCAAGCGCGGGGGCGTTGTTATTGAAAAGACTGGCACTTTCGTGCCTTATGACCAAATGTATGCCTATGGTGGAATCGACCCGGCAACGGGTAAAACCAAGTCCAAAGGCAAGGCAAAGCTCGATTTTACGGCCATGGCTGGCGCTTACAAGGATCTAAAAGGCAGGATGTTTGTCCACCGGGACTACACTAAAAAGGTAAAACCGACGATCTACATAAAGCAGATTTTTGAGCTATGTGATGAAATGAAGTTTGAGAAGTTCGTGATCGAAGAAAACTTATATCGCGGCTTGTTAACTGAAAACATAGGTCGAGAACGCAAAGAACTCGAAGCGGAGCGTAAAAAAGCAGGTGTCAAGGATTGGCAGATCAAAGTACCATTTTATGAGGTAGAGAATCGCGAGAAAAAAGAGGCTAGAATCTTCACACTTGAGCCCAAGATCAACAATGGTTGGATCTTGTTTAATCGCACGTTGAGCATGGAGTTTATGAATCAGATTCAGGATTTTCCACACGGGGACCATGACGACGCCCCCGACGTTCTTGAGATGCTTTGGGGGCTTGTGACTAATCGTTACAAGCCAACTCCGATTGCATTAGATGTTATGGGGAGCAGATAAATGGCAGAGACTAGGCGCTTCGCGGGTATTTCATCACGTTCGGAGCTTCGGGCC